AAAACCCGTATGCATATAGTATCGTCCTCTTGTGTGATCTGCTTCTCTGGTACTCATACTACGAACAATACTCATGTGGTGCATTTGCTTAGACAATAATGGTAGATGCTCACATATTTGTATACCATCAGCACTTGTGCTAATTGGCTTAAAAGGACCGCCGGTAGGAGTATCTGGTTTTAAATCCCACAGATCAATAGTGCTGGGACCGCCACCCATCCATAAAAGAATCACAGATTTCGTGTTCTTCTTCATATCGGCTGCATTAGCCAGAATAGAATCTGTAAAATTAATTGCTGGTAAAACTAATGGAGCCGCACCTATGGCGTGAGATATAAAATGTCTTCTATTCATGAAACATCCTTAAATTGTTAGATTACTAATCAATTCTCCTATTTCTATTGTATTAAATCCCATAACCAGCATTGTTTGTTCTAGACCTATTAACATTTGTAATTCTTGAAACATTTTTACTCCAGTATTATTTTTAACATAATATAGTTTGGCTTATCATTATCTATCAATTGTAGAGTTTTAACCCTCCCCTTGCCAAAAAAATCAAGACCAACGTGTATAAAAGGACCGCCCTCTAAATCTATATAATACGGAAAACCATCATCAAATTCTGAACCAATCTTTGTTTTTTTGCTTATACCCTCTAATATAAATTCTTTTTCATTTATTTGTGTAACTACTCTATTTGGAAAACATCCTTGTGTTTGATTATTTAACACTTACTGCCTCATATTCATAATCACAACCTTCCTTATTTATAGATGCTAGGTTATTAAGAACATCTTTTAGATTTCGATTTTCTTCCTCTAGAACAGATACTATCTTTTGTGCTTTGTTTAAGGCTACAGATAAAATCTTAACTTTATTTGCTAATTCATCACCTATAAAACTATTGATTTTATTTTTCATAGCATACTCCTTTGGAGGTATACTATAATACACTATTTTTGAATCAAATCAGATAGGAACTTTACTAAATCTCCTATCTGGGAATGATTGATTATAATTTGATCATTATACGGATATTTATTTGTTAAGATTCTCCATATATATCTAATTTTTTGCTTCAAGGTATTTTTATGCCTAAATGACATGACGCTTTCGTACATAGCCAATTCGGCAGTTTGCGTTTCTTCATCAAAATCAATAACCAATATTTCATTTCTACAGTCACAAAGTATAAATTTAATATGCTCTTTTTCAAACATTGTTACAGAGTGACTCATTATTATCCTCAAAAACATAAGACCAGTATCTACTATCGTCTTTTTGTTGCACACTATCCCAGTATAAACAACGAGCGATATAGGACGGAACTTTTAGTTTGCCACAATTAATACTCCAGTGACGTTCCATTTGTTTATACATTTTAAGTCCAGTACCACTCTTGTACTTTAAATGTTCCATACCATACAAGCGTAAAATATGAACATCTCCACAAAGAACTCGACACTCATTAGGATGAATAGTTTCTAGGGCGAAAGAAACTTTGGCCTGAGAGATACCTTTAATTTTGTCAACAATATTATCTCGTTTCTTAACGTGATACTTTTTGGTTGTAAAATAAAAGTCTTTCGGATTGCTCCAAAACTTATTCTGAAAATCCCAAATATATTCTGTGCGATTATTATGAAGTCCAACGCCGGACTTATGCAATTTGGTTCTTAGAGTTTCTTTGTCTGATATCCATTCATTAAAGTTCTTAATAGCATTATAGCCTTTCACATTTCCTTGCCAAGTGGTATGTACAGAGCAGTATGCAAAAAGATATCGTCTAAAGATTTCATCGTTATGTTGAGGCTTAATACTTTCCCAATAATCCTTATATGATACAATCTTATCTTTTGGAAAATTGGCAAAAAATTCATCAACTTTGCTAGTGGTATACTCAATCTTTTTTTCTGTTGCGTTTTCCATCTTATCTCCAAATGCTGTAATGCTCATACTACTGATTGTATACTACAGTTATCGACTTGTCAAGACCCGTTTCTTTAGTGTGAGGAATCTAAAACCTTTTGGTGTATTAGATAATATGGTCTATCAAAAGAGGGTTTAATATGAAAAAACAATGTAGTGCGTGTGGTGAATATAAAATTGCTAATAATAAAAATTTTCATAAAAGCAAAAACCATAAGTATGGACTTCATCCATACTGTAAAATATGTCAAAAGTCTAAAGATCAAAAAAGATACAAAAAAAATAGTGATGAAATAAAAGAAAGAGTTAAACAAAGGAGGCAGGATTATCCAGAAAAATTAAAAGCGGAGGGGCAAAAATATTATCGTAAAAATAAAACAAAATTACTCAAAAAAAGTATAGAGTATCGTCAAAGACCAGAAAGAAAAAAAAGAATGAGGGAGATACATCAATACAGAATGAAAAATGATATTTTATATAAATTAAGATATATATTAAGATCTAGAATAAGTAAAGCATTTATAAGAAAAACAGAAAAAAGCCGAGATATTTTAGGTTGTTCTATTGAAAAAGTTCGTAAACATTTAGAAAATCAATTCACCGAAAAAATGTCTTGGAATAATCATGGATCTTACTGGGAGATAGATCATATAATACCATTAGCCTCTGCCAGAGATCAGAAAAAACTCAGAGAATTATGTCATTACTCTAATCTTCAACCACTAGAATCTAGTAAAAATAGAGAAAAGGGTGCAAGATTAGATTGGAAAAATAATTAAATGTCTCTTGTTTCTCCATAGAGATACTTAAAGGTCGGAAAGCGAAGGCTTAATTTTTCATCCTGATTCTTTGTCTCTTCAAAATACTGTACTTGAATAATTTTACCAAGAATCTTTTTGGGATGCTTATAAAAGTCCTGTCTTTGTTCTATGGTAAAACCACTACCAACTCGCACAGTATATCCCTTATGCTGAATCATCACACAACTCAACATAGTTTCCTCACATTCTGCACCATCTTTAACATAACGAAATGGCCCCATTTCAGTATCAATTACTTCATACTCATCATCAAAAAACTTCTTAACTTTGAGCAAGTCTTTACTACGCTTACCCTTATATGGTTCATCAGCACGAAGCATACAACCCTCCCAATGGTAATCAGCGGCTTTTTTGACCCACTCTTGAAAATGATCGTCATCTTTAATAAGTTCTTGACCAAGTACACTAAGACAAGCACAAGTATTGTCTCTCATTACTTCTCGTAGATTATTATAGCGAATAGAGTAAGGACGATTCTTTTCTCCCTTCTTGCTATAAAATTCATCGTGACTGATCATATCAAAAATCTTATACGAAGGATTAGGAATAGTATGATCTTTCTTCTTTAATTGCTTCATAACTCCTTGAAAATCTTCATTACCATCATCATCAACAAGACAAAGTTCACCATCAAATACTACATTAGTAATACCAAGATTCTTAATGCCACCAGCAACAACGCCAAGAGTATCAAATTCTTTTCCTGTACGAGAATAGAAAGTAGTATCGCCATTACTATCAACAATAGCGATACATCTAGCACCGTCAATTTTTCTGCTAACATACCATCCATCCTTCCAGTCTACAATATTCGGATCATATTTATCTGCCAAAGCAACACTAAACTCTGGAATATGGTCAGCAATAGCCTTGTTGATAATCTTATCACCAGCACGGGTTTTCAAATCCTTGTCAATAATACAATAAATGAGTTCTTCGATATTGTCCTTATTTGACTGACTATCAATAAAAGTATGAACTGCTCCTATAGCATCGTGACCAGTGATCTTGCGACTCTTTAGATCATTCAAAAGATCAAAGAAATTCTTATAACTCTTACCTCTTAGAGAATTTTTCTTTTTCAGATTATCGCTTGTGACATTATACTGCCAAAGAGGATGGTATGTATAAAGCAGAATCTTCTTAGCAAAATTTGCAGCCTCAGAATTATGATTACAATAGTCCTCAATAATTCCTTGCTTATCAAGTGTGCTACTCGTAGCACGAAGATCACGAACCATTCCCCAAACATAATTAAAATCGTGAGTCATTCAAATAGTCTCCTGTGTTTAGCGTAGTATACCATACGCTATTGTCATTGTCAAGTATCGACAAGTCAGGGTCGTTTCTTGAATCTTTCATTTAGTTTACTAACTAAATCGCTTCCTATTGTTTGTAAAAAACACGGCAATATTGAATGTATTAAAAGACAAATACCGGCCACAATACATAGATATCCATAAAATGAAGCAAAAAACATATGCTAAAGATATGTTATATTATTTTCTTTTAAATGTTCATTACACTTATTGATTAATCTCATTTTGTTTTCTATTTTTAGACATTATCAAATAGTTAGCAGCCTTAATGATACCTTCTAGGTTATCTCCTAATTTGCCAAGTCCTTCATTACACTTGCTGCATAACCAACCTCTAAAACTATCATCAATATGATCGTGATCTAATGCCCATTTATACGGAACTTTTCCACAACATTCACAAACTAAAGGTTTTGGCGGGGCATTTTTATGTAATTTGCTTCTTACTTTAGAATGTTTTTTAACACAACTTCTACATCTCGGGTCTAAATTATCTTTGTATAAAATATGTTTAGGAAAACTTTTCAAATTTTTTCTTTTGCCACAATAACTACAAATTTTTCTACTCATAATTGTACTGGACCGGATGGGAGTCGAACCCATGTCTTGTGATACTATTACTATAATCTCTACAAGTTTATTTTGTTCATAAATTTTCAGAAAGACTAAAGAACAAACAACATTCATCTTTCCGTACCAACTAGTCTCAGGCTAGAACCCGTTGGCTATTCTAGCAGCCGAAGGATTTTACGACAGTTTTTTGGACGCTACCTTCATCGCTTCCTAAAACTGTTACTGCTTAATTAAGCAGCAAGGGCTAACTGATTTACGCCAGTTAAAGCGTTTGGTCTATTTTTAAGTAGCCTTAGACCAACTACTACTTGCTAATCATAATAATTTATATCCAATCGATACCGTTACCGGCCCTTGTGTTTATGTTATATTTGTTTGATATAAATGTCTATAATAACTCATAACTATACCGCTTGTTGTACCAACATTTAGTGATCTTACACTACCATAGTTCTGTAAAGTAATAATTTCGTCACTATTTTCTAGTATATAATCGCTCAGTCCCATATTTTCTGAACCAAATACGAAAACTGGTCTATAGTAAAGGTTATGTTTTGTGAACAAATCTACTGTTTTGTTAGCAAAATTTGGAATATTATTCTCTACAGCAATAATTGTACGATCTCTATTATTTTCTATAAAATCTTCTTCAGCATAAAAATGTTGTATTGTAGTATAGTGATGAGTTCCAACACTACCTCTTTTGTCCCATTTTTTTCTTGGACTAATATTGTATACTCTATCAAAACCAAAAAAATTAGCATTACGAATC